TAAGCAAGCATCCAAGTTAGTTTTCGACGATCATGGGATGCAACTTTCGGCATACGCTGAAGGATGTAATTACAAAGAACCAGAAAGAGTTTCTATATTTGTAGACAGAGAAGATCCTGAACTTATAGCAGTACATAGGTGGAATAATAAAACACACGACCGCCACTTAGCTATGTTCAACAGTCTACTTACTTATTGGAAACTAATAAAAAAATATGATCCATCAGAGATTTTAAATAAAAATGAGGCAGCATAATGGTAAAAATAACTTTTCAAGAAAAAGAATATGAAACGGATAATATGACAGATGAACAAAAAGGTTTAGTTGAAAATATACATCAAGGACAAGTAACAGAAGAAAAACTTAAAAGCGATATTGCGTGTGCAATGTTTTCACTCAAAAGTACTCAAGCAATGGGAAGTGCGCAAACTACTAGATTAAAGGCTCTTCTTGACGATGGTAAAAAAGACAAAGGCTAGACGCAGACACAACTATAGACGCTATCGTAGTGGTTTAGAAGAACAAGTCGCTGACTATTTAAAACATCACCAAAAAGAAGTTAGATACGAACTACTAAAGATCCAATGGGAAGACTTGCGATACAGAACGTATACGCCTGACTTTCAGTTGGACAATGGTATCTTCATAGAATCAAAAGGTTTGTTTGATAACGAAGATCGCCGTAAGCATATAGCTATTAGGGAACAACACCCTGAGTTAGATATACGGTTAGTATTCAGTAACGCACAAGCTAAACTCTACAAGGGTTCTAAAACGCGCTATTGTGGGTGGTGTGAAAAGCATGGATTCAAGTGGGCGCACAGAGTTATTCCTTTGGAGTGGCTATTAGAAAAAGGTAGCTACACTAAAGACACTGTGATAAAATTAAAAACAAAACGTAAGGATATTTAATGGCATATAAACTAGCAGACGATGAGGTAGCCTTGATATTGCGCCCCATAAGGTTTGATAAAGATGGTACATGGAGTGGTCTCATATCTACAGGATTAGCTATGGGGCCAGAAGAAAAGATAGACCGAAAAGTATTAGCGGAGCTAATTAAGTGTGCTACATTCTTGAGTGCTTTCCTAGATATAGCGCACGAGTTTCCTGACATCATGGAGATTGTAGAAGAGCGACGGGATGAAATGATTAAGCTCTTTGAAGAAGACGCATACGAAGAAGCCAACGGGTTACCTGAAGTAGAAATAGAAACAAAGGAGGGCAATGTAATTAAGTTTGGACCTCTAACTAAAACGAAAGGCAACGCATGAGTGACGAACTAATACATAAGCCAGAGCATTACGCTCGATGGAAGATAGAACCTATCACCTATACTATGATGAATGGCTTTGAGTTCTGGCGCGGTAATATAGTTAAATATGCTAGTCGAGCAGGACATAAACTATACGATGGCATGGACCAAAAAGAAAGTGAGATAACGGATCTCAATAAAGTAATACGCTACGCTGAGATGCGTATTAATCAGATTAATGGTGCAGATGAGCTTTAAATCTTTTCATGTATCGTTCACTATGAAAGTAGATGAAGATGGGAATATATTATCTTTGGTAGATGATGCCCATGAAGAAGACGTTGAGGATGTAGTATCTAATGCACTGCATGACATCGACGATGTAGAAATAGAAAAAATTAAAGTAAAAGGGAAAGACTATGGACGGTAATTATCTACCAACAGACTATCAATCATTTATTCACAAATCACGTTACGCCCGATGGTTAGACACTGAAGGTCGCCGCGAGAGTTGGCATGAAACTGTATCACGTTATGTAGATGAAGTATGTGACAAGACAAACGGCATGGACACAGATACCAGGGAAGAGTTGTATGATGCAATAGTATCCCTTGAAGTCATGCCCTCTATGAGAGCTATGATGACGGCAGGTCCAGCTTTGCAGCGAGACAATACAGCAGGTTACAACTGTAGCTACCTACCAGTGGATGACCCCAAGAGTTTTGATGAAGCTATGTTTATACTCTTATGCGGAACAGGTGTCGGGTTTTCTGTTGAGCGTCAGTTTATATCTAAGCTACCTGAAGTACCAACAATGTTTGATAGTGATACAACTATTATAGTTAAGGATAGCAAAGAAGGTTGGGCTAAAGCTTTCAGACAGGTCTTAGCCCTCCTATGGGCAGGTGAAATACCTAAGTGGAATATGTCTTTAGTTAGACCAGCAGGTGCAAAGCTCAAGACATTTGGTGGCAGAGCATCAGGCCCTGCTCCATTAGTTGACTTGTTTAACTTCTGCATCGCTACCTTCAAAGGCGCACAAAACCGCAGACTGTCTAGCCTGGAGTGCCACGATATTATGTGTAAGGTAGGAGAGATTGTTGTTAGCGGAGGAGTCAGACGTAGTGCAATGATCTCTTTGTCTAATTTAAGCGATGACCGTATGAGGCACGCTAAGTCAGGCAACTGGTGGGAAAATGAAGGGCATCGAGCATTAGCTAACAACTCAGTAAGTTACACAGAGAAGCCCGATATGGAAACATTCTTGCGTGAGTGGACAGCATTAGTTGAATCTAAGAGTGGCGAGAGAGGTATCTTTAATAGGCAAGCTAGTAAAAAACAAGCAGACAAGAATGGTAGACGTAATTCAGAATGGGAGTTTGGAACTAACCCATGCAGCGAGATAATCTTACGTCCATATCAATTCTGTAATTTAAGTGAGGTAGTAGTACGAGCTACCGACGATATAAAAAGCCTATCTAATAAAGTTAGATTAGCTACAATCATTGGCACATTACAATCTACTCTGACTAAGTTTCCATACTTGCGTAAAGTCTGGCAGAACAACACAGAAGAAGAAAGACTGTTGGGCGTATCTCTGACAGGCATAATGGACAACCCATTACTTACCGCTAAGAACAAAGGTCTATCACAAACACTAGATCACCTCCGTCACGTCGCCATTGAGACAAATAAAGAATGGGCCAAACGTCTTGGTGTTCAACAGTCAACATCTATTACGTGCGTTAAGCCTAGTGGAACAGTGTCACAACTCGTGGATAGTGCATCAGGAATACACGCCCGACACAGTCAATACTACCACAGAACTGTACGCGGCGATAACAAAGATCCTATTACTAAGTTTATGATGGATCAGGGAATACCTGCAGAACCATGTGTTATGAAACCAGATACGACAACTGTGTTTACATTTCCTATTGCGTCGCCAAAGAACGCAGTAACCCGTAATGATATGACAGCCATCGAGCAGCTAGAGATGTGGCTTATATACCAGAGACACTGGTGTGAACACAAACCTTCAGTAACCATTACAGTCAAAGACGATGAATGGATGGACGTAGGTGCATTTGTATATAAGAACTTTGATGAAATGAGTGGTGTGTCTTTTCTGCCACACTCAGACCATACCTATCAGCAAGCCCCATATCAGGATTGTAATAGAGATGAGTACAAAGCGTTACTAAAAGATTTCCCTAAAAAAATTGATTGGGAAAAGTTATCGTCTTACGAGCAAGAGGATAATACTGTAGGGATGCAGACCCTAGCCTGTAGTGGTGATGTCTGTGAAATTGTAGATTTAACATAAGAAGGACACTTAATGATTGAAGTACCTATAACGGACTCCATGCTAATAGAAGCTAGAAAAAAAGCCGCAGACATGGGAGAACTAAAAGGCAGCATGATGAAGGGAGATCGCAATCTAATTGCGTTCCTTGGAGAGATCGCTGCCCAGAAAGTTATAGGGGGAGAATTTCACAACACTTACGACTACGACATTATGATGGAGTCAGGAAAGACAGTTGATGTAAAAACTAAGAAAGTCAGATACGTGCCTAAAGATTACTACGACTGTACTATTTTTGGGTACAATGCAAAACAAGATTGCGACTATCTATTATTTACTCAAGTTCTTAGTGATTTAGGCACTGTGTTTGTGTTAGGCGGATACAACAAAAAAAGATTCTTAGAGGACTCTACTTTTGTTGAAGCAGGTTCGGTTGTCGGCACAAATAATCTAACGTACAAAAAAGATAATTATGTAATGGAAATAAAGGATTTACTTCCTATGGATAAATTTAAGGAAGAAATAGCCTAATGAAATTACAAGAAGAGGCTAACGCTCATATAAATAAAAAATATAATAGATTTAAAAATGAGTTTAACGGGCTAATGAAACCATTACGGGCATTACTAAAAGATAATCTTCACGATAAACCTGAGTTAGAGAACGCACTGTTACATCTAATAGAGACAGAGTTGTGGGCAAGAAGAAGTGTGGAGGTACATGGCATAAAGTCATAACGGGGTTGTAAAGATAGCAATATTAAAAACACCCCAAGTGTGGTATAACTGCAATACATTAAAGGAGTTATACCATGCTAAAAAATTTATGGCGCAGAGCAGTAGCTGTGCAAGAAAGACGAGCTAACTACTGGAAACTACGTAACATGACAGATCGAGAGTTACGAGATATAGGTATTCAACGATATGAGATTAGGCGGAAGCTAGGTTTGTAGTTATTTCATCATTTCAGTTTTGTATAGTGAGGCATAGTTATCAACCCACATTAATTCAGCATAACTTAAATCGTCAATGCCACCCGTAAAACCTTTTCCTACTTTAGAATTTCTAAAAGCGTTCATTGCTTTAGCTCTTACCTCGGAGTTAATTGAGCGCACTTTGCGTTGCATATTAGCTACCGAGCCTTCACGCCCAGCTAGACCTTCTGCTACGTCTTTACGTGCTTGAGTAAATATCTTACCAAATTTGTTATTTAATAGAACACGTTGATCTATTAGATCTCCTCCATCTACAAACCTTTTATCATTTAAAAGTTCTCGTGCTGCCCTATCTAACTTTGGTGCAATGTACTTTGAAAGAATGTTGTCGTACTCAGCAGATTGTGTTCGAGAGTTAGCTTTGTAAGGGAATTTATTTGTAAAGCCATAGACTATCTCAGAAGACGTTCTTTTAGGTACTATCTTTAACCCAAATATTCCTAGTAAAGGTTCTGGTCCTTTTATAGCACCCTCTCGTGTAGCTACTCTAAGTTCCTCTCCTGTTACACTGTCCAGGCTATCCGTAAAGTGCTGTATTATATTATCTACATACTTTGTACTGGCACTAACAAACGTACCTGTCCCTGTCTCAAGTCTAATATTACGAGCCGCGTCAGTTCCTTCCATTGCGCCTATCATGGTGTTAATGACATCTAAAGGTCGTGTAACTCCTGCAAGAATGTTACCACCTGATTTACCTAATTGTTTTAGTAGCTCTCTGTTTCCTTCTTCGTTCCCTGCTCCAACTAAGGCATCCATAAAACGTACCATGTCGTTACCAAACTCAATGTCTTTAGCAAACTGCCCAACACCAAGTTGTTTTAGAGCATCAAGTTGGTTTTCTGTCGGTATGTAACCGTCGTCTACCATGTTGTTTGCCATACGGCCTAACAGTTTAAATGTAGAGACTGGGTAAACATTTTTGTAATCAACAAGATGTCCGTTAACTAACTCTAAGTTCCAATCTAAACCTTTTTCTTTTTTATCTTTATCGAACTGCATTGCTAAACCTACAGCCGTTCCTGTTGTCAACGCTCTAGCAGTGTATTGGATGAGATCATCTGCAGAACGCTGACCTCCAATTCCCATTGCTTTTGTCATCCCTACTAGTGAACCTAAAGACATTTGATACGCAGTTCCTAATACATTGTTAAAGAATCTACCAAAAGGTAATATTGTACCTATGACAGGAACATTAGATATATTTTCTACAAGTTTTGCGGCTTCTCTTAAAAGCTGGTCATCTGTAGTATAATCTTTTGAAAACACGGACTTCAGAGTTGTGTCCATAGATTTTCCTATGACATCGTCGTCAATAAGTTCGGAACCTGCTTTACCCTCAATAACATCTTTAAACGTCACATTGTGTTTAAGACGGAGGTTTTTATCCATCTCTGTCATCATCATCCAAGACTTAGTTAATGTGTCTTGGGCGCGAACTCCTGCAATAGTACTGGCACCATTAGTAATAGCCTCAGTCATTTTAAATGCAGGATTCTTTGGATCTATTTTAAATCTTTTAGCACTTCTCTCTACACCGCCAACATATGTCTCTCTTAATATACGACGCACATCTTTATTTTGATCTAAGAAAGCTAAGTAAGCTTCTTGTGTTGTAAGGGGATCAGCTAGGTTCTTTATCTTTTGTCCTATCATTTGTCCGTGTACTTTAGATGCCCTGAAGTGTCGTGCTGCAGCATCTTCATCCGCTAACCAACGTAGTGATCCCATACCAAGATGTCCTACAGCTTGAAAGGCATCTGTAACTGAGTTAAGACTAGCATAAGAAGCAAAGCCCATGACGTTTACTGCAGTTGTTTTAGGAGACGACACAAGCAATCTACGCCACACGTTCTGGGCATACTGCAAACCATTTGCTAAATCAGAAGTTGTCCAAGAGTCCTGTGCGCCCTGGTTTTCTTTCTTTGTTATGCTACGACCTGCGTTGTTTAGTATATCTTCCCCTCTAAGTACCCCTGCATTAGTAGCCCTACTTATCTGGGACATTAATTGCATTGTACTTGCGGAACCACTTATTTTTGTAGCCATTAGTGCTTCAAGTTTCATTCCTGCTTGGGTACTGGTTCCTATTGTAAGTCCTGTAGGCTCCATTAGCTTATTAATCTCAGCTAATTCTTTTGGCGGTAATATACGAGCAACTGAAGTCATTATATCAGATATAGTAGTCTTTCTATTAAACTTTATACCCTGATCTTTAAACACTTTAAGTATACCATCTGTATTACCTGTTCCGTCCTCGCCTAATATTATTCTTCTAAACAACGGAGTAGTTATATCACCATCCTTTGCTAATACTTCGCCACGCGCTACCTTTGCTCTCCAGGCAACAGCCGCGTCTTTCAACTCTTTTCGTGCTGCTTTTTGAGGCGCACCTTTTAGCAATAGTATCTCTTTATTTGTAGCGGTTAGTCGTCTGGCTTGTATTGCTGACTCTTCTGTATAACCTCCATAACCACTAGCCCCTTTTGCACCGCGTCCTAATAGTTGCAGACTAGCACCAACGCTGCCTAACAAACTACTAAAGCCTGTTTGCATGACGTTATAATCTGTCTGTGCGCCTATAGGCATAAGAACATTTGCTTGTAGATGGTAGTCTTGAAGTGCTGCTACTGTGCCATCTAAGACTAAGGTTTGATACACGGACTTTTTAACTCCGCTGCCTAACAAGTCATCCGTTAAACTTAGCTTACCTTTTTGTTTGTCTGTAAGTTTTAAAGCTTTCTTAGCCCCATCTCTCTGCACTTCTTTTCGTATTCTTCCTGTAGATCTAATTAACTGCTCTCTAAGGAATACCCTCTTCTCCCTTTTAGCAGCAGCCTCCATCATCTCTTTAGCTACTTTGCTTTTGCGAGAAATACCTGCACTTACCAGTTTAGACATCATGCGCTCACCTGCTGCCTTTGCAGCTAAATCTGCGCCTTGTTTAGTACCTTGGTTTTTTAGAGCAGCCTTTGATGCTTCTTTCATAGCTTTCTTAATTAAAGCTCTTCCTGATGCACTGACACCCATTGATGCACCTTTAGCTATACCACCAGTTAAAAATCCTAAGTAGTTAGTAGGGTCTTTTGCGGCTGCAAATATGTAGTCTTTTACACCATCCGCCGCACCAAGTATGCCATCATTAACAAATACATTACCTACGCTGTCGTATAACTCGTAGGCTTTAGACATTTTATTCTTTGCACCTTCGTCTGCATTGTATACGTACCGTGCTTCTCCTGCAGTATACAGAGCATTTGTGTTTACGTGACGCATATGCCCAAAAAAGTCTTCTACCATTCTATGGTTATCAATCTGTCCATTGCGTCGGTAGTCTTCGCCAAATCTTTCTATCATGTAGTCTCGCAGTAGCTCTGCTTCAACACCTTTTTTTAGATCTGCTTTTTTACGAGTAGCATCAAAGTCAATATTATATGTACTAGCCTCTGGCTCATTCTCGCCAAAGTCAACTACGTTATCATCAAATCTTATGTTATCTGCTGCAGCAGCGGCTCTAGCTTTTATTTGTTCGGACCTATACTCGTCAAGAGTCATGGGTAAAGAAGAAGAGGTGCTATTAATAGTAGGTTCATCAGAAGAGGTCCTAGAAGCGTAGTTCATAGCTTTAAGTCTTTCGGCTCTATATTCTTCTGGTGTCATCAGTTCAGCCATTCTTACTTGCCTTTATTTCTAATGTATTCTGCAATGATTTCTTTTTTAACTTCAGCAGAAATCTTAACGCCTTTGTTTTTTCTTTTCCACAAATCTAAAGCATTATTAATTTGAGCTATTCGACCTGCTTCTACGTTCTTTAACGTAATGTTTTTTCTACCTAGTAGTAGTTCCATGATGTCATCGCCGTACTGCTCCATAAAAGCAGAACGCGGTGGAGCAGGTGTTTTAGGATTGTCAGGAGCCACAAAAGCAACTTCAGGTTTAGACATTAAACCTACTTTAGGTGCTTCTGTAAACGTAGGATTAACGTCTGCATCTCTTAAAATTTTATCTTGCACCTGTACTTTAAAATCTGTACTTGGTATTTCTGGTATGCTTGTGTCTACTACCACCCCATCTGTATCGTTTATTATTTGTCCACTCAGATTTACTTTAACATCTGGACTTTTTGTTTTATTTAATAAGTTAAATATATTATCTGTTAGAGCATCTAATTGGGTTTTTCTAAAAGTACTTCTTACTAGAATTTTATTTTCGTCTGAAGCTTTGCTATTATATTTTTCTGCCCACTGTAGTACTTGTGTTTTAATTTTGTTTTTGTCTAACTCACCTGTTATATTATTGTAGTACTTTCTAGTATCTGTAGTTAATTCGGATTTATCTATACTACTAGTTAAGTTAAGACCTTTAAAGAAAGTCTGTGCTGCGTTAAGAGCTTCTGTAGAAACATCCTTTACTTCACTTTGGGTAACTACAGGTTTCTTTAATTTTAATTCTTGATACTCTTTAAACTGCGTAGCTAGACTTTTTAGGCGATCTCCAACGGCGGCAATCTCAGGATTTGCTGCTAAATATTCTGTAGCCTTTCGATTGTTTTCTACATCTTGAAAGGAGAAATTTTCTTGGATTACATTGTCTGCGTTCCGTGTAACTACTTTTATAAACCCTGTTGTAGGATCTGTAATAACTTCTGTTGTCCAACCATTTATTTTGGATCCTGGCCTAGAATCAGTTGTTTCATATTTGTAATTATCAAAAGTAGAACCGTCTAAGATGTTTACTGTAGCAGTGTTTAAAGTTTTATTTGCCTCATCTAAATTTTTAGCGTTTTCAAGTACACTTACTTTAGTTTTTCCTCCATCGCTAAGTCCTGGTCCATCCCTACCTGTACCGCGCATACTTAAATCAAGAGGAGTATCAATAGAAAGATATTGGTCTATTCGTGATGTTAATAACTCATTAATATTGTCTGGCCCGTACTTCTTTTTAAAGGCATCTACAGTTGAGTTCATATTTTGGCTTAAAGAACTTAATAGTCTATTACGTTGACTAATGTACGCTTGTCTTTCTACTTCTAATGCAGCATTAGCCTCGCTTGTATTTGTACTTGTGCGTATTAATTTGTCTAAGGTTTCTCGGCGATCTTCTAAATCTGTTAACTGTGAAGCATTTTGCCTTCGCCATTCTTGTTTTATATCATTTAGATCATCTAAAAAGTTCTTTTGAACTTTAGGGGTTACAAAGTTAGGATTTTTGTAGTCTACATATGCGCCTTCTATTTGACTAGAATACTCGTCTTGTTTAGCTAACTTATTTATTTCAGAAACGCTCATGTCTCCATAAATCATTTCATTACCTAGTTCTGTTCTAGCTTTCTCCATTGCGTTTTTGTTGAAGAAGTCATCAAACATACTGAACTTTCCGCTAGGTTCAGCATCTAACTCATCGGATGTTGGCCCTAGTGATGGGGTACTTAAACCATATGTGTTGTACACAAAGTCTTTTAGACTAACACCATCTTGCTGTAGTAATTCATTGTCTTGAAACTCATCAGGTAAATCTACATAACTCTCGATTAAGTCTGCGTTCCACTCCGCGCCCATTTCGGCTCTAGCGGTATCTATTTTTTTCTTTAACTCAGCTAGTCCTCCTGGGGTAGATATAGCTAAACGAATAACAGACTTAGGAACACCTAAGTTACTTAAACCTTTAGCTGCACTTATTACTGCAGTCGCAGTGCTTCTGCGCTTGCCTATAACACCCATGTTACGATCAGCTAATTCTCTTTGTCTCTTCTCAAACTCTTTTGCTTCTTCAGAGTTCTCGTCCATAATTTGTTGTGAACGATCCAAAAACCCTTTAGCAAATGCACCAAAATCAATCGCCATTATACTGCACCTCCTCGTGACATAAGACCGCCGCTTTCTGTTTCTGCTATAGGTTCTTCCATCGGTGTTTCTTCATCCATCATAGGCTCTTCCTCTGCAGGAGCAGAACCTTCTGTTACTGTTTCAGGAGTTACCTCTGCACCTTGTTGTATAGATCGTAACATTTCAACTCCTGCGTCATCTGCCCCTTCTTCTAATGACTTTTCTAAAGCAGCGTCAATTAGTGTCTGTAGCCTTTTACGTTCTTTACTCTTACGTTTTTCGCTAGGAGTAACTCCTGTTTCGGGTGTTTCTATTCCGTATGTTGACATTGCGGCCTTAATAAAAGTAGCAATTACGGGACCAGCTAACATTCCTGTTTCTACGGTATGCACACCTTTCATTGATCCAGCTAACCACAAAGCTTCTGTAACTGTCTTTAGATCTCCCCCCAACTCAAATACAATGGATAAGTCATCCATTACATCTTGATTTGCTATTCTACTGACGTAGTACTCAACTACATCTCGAACCTCGTTTAGCTCCGACGGGTTTTCCCAAGGAGAGTTTTTAGGTGTATCAGTCAATGATTGTCCTGGGATAGGTGCTTGTAGTAAATTTTCCATGTTATTTATGTACCTTATTTAGTAAAACCTGCGCCAAAGTATAACCCTACAATGGCAGAAACTATATGTGTGTCGAGTGGAGTAATTACGAAACCGCGTGCTGCTTTCCATACAACGGCTTCCCCTGGGCCAAATAGCCAGTTAAAGAAACCTCCTTGTATTTCAGTGTATCCTACAACTACTCCAATTTCAGGATACCATATTGCAGCTACTTTAGGTAGTACTATTATAGCACCTACCGCACCTAATGCAATAAGTCTTCGAGTCCACGCAAAGTGTTTATCTTTGCTACCATATTCTCTTGCATCTTTTACTGCCCCTGCTCTAAACTCAGCACGCTGTAAAAGCATTTTGTTTTGTTCTGCTTTGGCCTTTATAGATTGACCCCAGATAGACATAACCCCACCTAGTACAGTAGAGCCTAACATCGTTATTAGTTCGAGAGGAAACCCCATTAATTATTCCTTAAAAGTCTATATTAAATTCAAATGATGCTGTGCCGTCGCTGCCCCATTTAACAGTCCCGTTATCCCATATGAACTCAAGATCAACATTTCCTTCTATGTCTGCATTAGTTTTAAAATTACCTATGCGAGTATTAAAGTCTACACCGAAACCACGCCTCCTGATCTTAGGATCAACGTCTAACAGAAAAGAGCCTAATCCCTCTACTTGAGTAGAGTTATCTTCAGGAGTTATACTTGAAGTAGGGCTTTTAATTTTATTAGCATTTAAAGTTGACTTAATACCATTTTTAAGATCTGTTAGCGTACCTTTTCTTGAAGTCTCAAGATTATATTCTGTAACATCTATATCTTTTTTTAATATTACTTCATCTTTAACAGGAGAAGTATATTTAAACATAGGCTCACCAGAAAATGCGCCTTCAAGTCCCTGCTCAGTAGACTTCATCCAACTATCTAGTCCCATAAGAGAGTCAAAGCCGCCTGTAGAATCTGCAACCTCGTAACTTTGAAAGGCAGGTTCAGAGGGTCTTAGGGATGCACCTAAGTTTAAATTAATATAATCTTGAACTGCTGTTGAGGGTTCTGAGTTTAAATACATTTCTAAAGCACGTTGAGAACTAATTCCTAGTTCAGCCGAAGTTCTTTTTATTGCATCATCATCTAAGATGTTTTGTATACGTTCTCTGTAATCGTCAGTATATGGAAACTCTCCACGCGGATCAATTAAGGACTCTTGAGTTATTACAGGATTTGTTTTTGTTATGCTGTATGTGTTAACGTAAGGTACATAATTAGTTAAAACGTCTTTAGGACCTATCGGCACATTTTTAGCTTTTAAATCTTGCGGCATATACAAAGTGTCATACTCATCATATACTAAGTTATAATCGTTATCTGGTTCTGCAGGGCCACTAGACAAGAACTCCTTAACTCTTTTAACGCTACCTGATGCTGCATTAAGTAAATTAGTTTTTACACTATCCAAGTATGATGTAGGTTCATCATCATCATTATTATCTGTGTTAATTACGGGTTCTGATGTTGAGGGCTTTGCCCCTAATCCTGTAAACTCTTCAGCGCGTTGCTGTTCTTCAGACACTTTATCGTCAACACTAGGATCAGCTATAGCAACAAACTCTTCTTCCAGCGGCGTATACGAATAGTTCTGATAACTTTTATCTTCTTTAGGAGTTATATCTAAACTACCTTCGCCTTGAAAGTTTGCCATGCTAGAATATGTCATGTTAGCCTCCTGTTGACTGTATTTCTTTTGCGGCTAATGATGTTAGTTCTGCAATTAACCTTGGATCAGTAGAAGGTAAATTATTTAATCTATTTATTTTAAAACCTGCAGGATAATCTTCTAACACTGTACTAGGAGAAAACATTTTTAAACTTACTTCGTTATCTTGATTTCCTCCTAAGACTAACACAGCCCCATCGGAGTATCTTTGTATTACAATTCCTACATGACCCGTTGTTTCTTTAAAAGAATTATCTTGTAACCTTGAATTACCACTATTAAACACAATCATGTCTCCTGGTATAACAGATTCTAAAGCTCCAACTTCTTTTTTTGTTTGAGGGTTATAATCGTAGATAGGAGTGCCTAAGTCCTGATATCTATGCGCCCTTCTAGTTTCATACGTTAAACTGTAAGGACTTTTTGTATTTGGATTTATCCCTTCTCGTGTTATGCCTGAAGAGTTTACGGCTGTATTTTTTATTGCTGCGTATAAAAAACTAGCACACCACGCATTTTCTCTTCCAATAATTTTGCGACCTCCAATAGCATTTCTTATTAATGTCTCGTGTTTTGATTCACTTAAACCCATTTTACTTGCAAACCACTCTACTATACTTTGGCCTTCTTCTAATGGAACAACTGCATCTGTTTGTTTCTTTAATAATTTATCAACTAAACCAAAGTTATAATTATTTACATCATTTATGTATTTGTACTTTGTAAGTGCTGATGTATTTTGTGCCGCTAAATCCGCATTTATAATACCAGTAATTTCTGAGTCTAATATACCATCTGTTTTTATTTTGGGGCGATCAATTACAAAGCCAGATTCTTCAAAGTCTTCTTGAGCATATAATTCTTTTTTATACTTTTTAAAGTCTCTTAATGCTGCACTTGTATTAGGCCCCCACATCCCATCTACTACTAATTTTGGTGCGTTAGGAGTCTTGTTTAAATATGTCTGAAGATTTCTTACGTTTTCTTTTCCTAGCGGCGCAGGTGCAAACTCTGTTACTACTTGATTAACTTCATCATCCGAAACACCTTCATCAATATTATTAGTAATTGTAGGTCTTCTAGGTGGGGGTGTGCTTTCATCTTGTTCGTTATTTTTTACTTGCACTTCTTCTTGTTTTTGTTCTACGGGTGGAGGAGACATTAATCCACCACTACCTTGTGATGAAGCTAAACTACCTTCTCCTTGAAACACTGCCATCAGTAGAACCCCCTTACCTAGCAAGAATAGTAGCAGCAACACTACCTAAACTAGACCATAGACCTGCACTCTTTGTAACTTTTGCTGCATACTCTGCAGCTTCTCTTTCTAATTTAGCTTCCGCTAAACGAGTGGCGCGGTCTGCGTCATTGTTATTAGTTTGCCAGGCATAACTCATTAAGTCTCTAACTTCTTGCATATAGGCACTAAACCCTAAAGCAGACATATCATTAGCCTGTGCTGCAGCATCTCTATTTGATTGATTAATTGCTGCGTTATCTGTTGTCGCTATCTTCTGATACCACTGAGCATTTGCTTGAGACACAATTAAGCTGTTTTGTGCATTAAACTGTTCTCGTGCTGCAATTTGTGTAGCATTAAATTTCTCTAGTGCGTTTGCTTCCCCTGCATTAAATCTGCTTATTGCGTTTTTCTGTTCAACATTAAACTCAGATATCTGTGTAGATAAGTTAGCGAAGAATTGATTACTTTGATTTTCACTGGAGGCATTAAATTGAGCGTTTGCGTTTTCTGCGGCTGCATCTGTTAGTATCGAATTAGCTACTGCCTGTGACTTAAACATTGCCATTTGCTGCTCATTACTTAGGTTAGCCATATCCATGTCTAAGAAGGCTTTTGCATTTTGTACCTGAGCTTGTTGTCTATTATTTAAGTTAGTTAAATCTAACTGTGACAAAGCTGCTGCATCAGATAAAGTTTTAGCACTAGCAACATTTAAATTAGCTAAGTCAACCTCCTGAGTTAATCGAGCGTTTTCTAAAGCAATTTGCTGTTCTGCAGTAAAGTTAATATTAGCTATCTCACTAACTTTTGCGGCATTGGCTACCCTAGTTTGAAAGTTTTGGTTGAACTCTAGCCCTAAAAACTCAGCGCGTTTTTCTGCTGCAAACATAGCCGCCTGTTGTTTATTAGATAAGTTTTGAGATTCAAATCGAGCGAAGGTAGATGCGTCTATTTGTGCAATAGGTAGTGCAGACTCCATAGCAGCCTGTATGATGGCCTGTCCTGCCATACTGGAGGCTCCTAGCCCTCTAGCTGCCATAGCTGCTGTAGCGGCTCTCATTGCACCTGCCGCCCATGCAGGAGGATCGCCACCTTCAAAATCAGCCATTAGGCTAGTTAATTGGCCTTTTACGGTAGCTTCAGTAGAGGGAGATCCTGTTGCTGCTTCAAAGTTAGTTTCTTCTTTGACTCGATCCATATCGACGGTAGCACCCTCGATCATCTCCCCTTCTTCTACTTTTCTTTTGTCTGGAGCTTCTACTTGTGCGCCATCAGTAATTTGTGGCGTTTCTAAATCTAACTGCGCTAACTCTGATGGAGACATAGTAGCAGCATCCACTTTGGATTCATCCGAAACAGTGCCTGTCGCGGCTGTACTATCTAGTGCTTTTGTAGCCTCTGATGTGGTAGCAGTAGTAGCTTTAGCAGCCTCATCTTTAGTAGGAATCGCAACATCTGCTGAAGCATCTGCTGTTGTAGTTTCTGCTTTAGTTGTATCAGCAGCCTGTCCTGCTCCAGTTGCTACTGTTCCTTTTGCTTCTTGTTGATCTGTAGTTTCTTTTACTCCAGCTTGTGTTACAAGAGACAACGGATCTTTAGTTGCTGATTCAATTAACTCTGAAGGAGTAGGCATAGAAGTTTGTTGAAACTGTGCCTGTGCCTGAGAAACAGCTTCATTAGATTGTGCGACTTTTGAATCTGCTGCAGTAAGGGCAGTAACTAAATCTTCATTACTAGGATCAGCAGCTAGTGCATCTCTAGCTTGTTGTTGTGCAGCTAAAGAATCAGAATAATTCTGTTGCGCGGTGTTTAAAAATGTTTTTGCTGGATCATCTACTACAGGAGCTTCTTCTCCTGCTTTAGGAGGACGGTATGCAACGGTTCCTCCTTCTTGAAATCTTCTTTGATTTTGTTGCGGAACAGGAAAAGTATTTTCTAATTTATTTACTTCTGCAGCTTGCATATCAATTAAAGACTCAGAATACTCAGGATTATCTTTTTGATTTAATCTATTAACATTTCCTCTAGCATCTTTACGCGGAAAAACAAAGCCGCCGTTAGCCATTGGACGCGCCTCTGCTGTAACTCCAGGTGCTAATCTCATAGCAGTTTCATATGCTTTATTATAGGCAGAGTTGTATTTTGGGTCAGAAGCTATTAACGCCAACGCTTCATCATCTTGAAGAGCGCGACCACTATACCCATTCCGAGCTAATATAACATTCTTTTGTTGCTCAGTAAAACCTGCAAACTGCTTCGCCATTTATATAATCCTTAATCCTTAGATGCTATACGTTCTACGTGAGTACGTATTGCTTTGATGTTCTCGTCTATTCGTGCCAGAGCTACAGCTTGGCCTTGCACTGCCATCTCTAGCTTCTCTGTTCGTGTTTCTAATCTGATGAGGTTTGTTGCATTAGCTTCAATGCTAGATTGCATTTGTGATACAGTCCACACGATGGCGGCTGCTTGTAGTACAAGTGCAACGATGAGGGTGACAGGTACGGACTTACTGAGATGCCAGTTGTTTTTTTCCATAGCTAGTCTGCTGCAGCTATGGTGTTGCCAGCGTCTACCCATTCAAGTATGGCTGCGTAGTGGCGATTGTCTGTATTAATAGGAACATACATAGTGGCCCCATCTGCAACTAATTTTATACCTTTTTGGTCGTCATCACTTGTATATTTTGCTGATGTAATATTCATTGTTACTCCTATAATTCTGCATCAAAAGTTAGAGTTGCTGCGCCAGCAGAAAATAACGCTACAGCTTGACCTGCAGTTAAGTTTGCGCTTACATTCCCTCTAAAGGACACGAACTGATTATCTTTACTTATATCGTCTACAGAGGTTATTGCTTCTTCTGAACCCCCAGCATAAAGTACCATAAAATTTGTTTCCACTATTGTAGGGGCGGCTCTCATAGGTACATGAAAACCAAATCTTGCAACACTGGCGGTTTGAGCATACCCTATTAGATGGGCTGTTTTATTATCTGCTCTTACAATGTCAGTGTAATAACGACTACACAAAGCCAACTCTTCCCCAAAGGAACGATGCTCAAAGTTTGTAGCTTGTGAGCCAACTTCTAACTGTATTCCTGTAAATAAAATATTATTTGAAGTACTGTCAAAAGCATTTACTTGACCAACTGCTCTATTAGCATTAGTACCCCCTGTCCAAGCAGTGTCTAGTGTTCCTGAAGAATAGTCTGTGCCAACACCCATATAAATATTTATTTCTAATCTATTGGAAGAATCGTTTGTAACTACAGAACCACCTGTATCACCATCAAAAGTTAAAGTTTTCTTTTCCCAAGTATCAGAAGAAGAAACTGTATAAGCCTGTGATATTTTTCTTGATTCTCTTGAAAGTTCTATAATAAAAGTTCCTGTTTTTGTAGATTTTATCCAAAAACAAAGAGTAACTTTTTCAGCATTAGAAGTACCCCACTTTAATTGTTGAATATCTTGACCTTCTATTCTGTGTTTTATGACTAATTGATTATCTGAAGCTAAACTTGCATCTGCTGTTGTACAATCAAACTTTAAAGATGTAGCAAAACCTTCACCAGTAGGAACATCTGTTGATTGTGATTGTGTGAACCGTACATCAGTTGTACCATTCTCAAAATAAAGCATCCTGTCTACAGTAAAATATCCTTGATCTCCACCTTTACCTGTCTCTGAGGTTGATCTCTGTGCCACCTGCATTGCCCCATTGGTCACAATGTTTTTCCTGCCTGACGGTTGGTTCGTTAGTGTCTCACCTGCCTTGGCTAACTCTGCTGCTTTACTCATTTACTTTGCCTCCAATGCTGCTAGACGAGCCTCAAGAGCATCGTTCTTTTCTGATAGTTCTTGTAGTGCCTTGACCATAATAGGCATAAGTGAAGCCTCACCCACACGTTGCCTTCCGTCTGTTGGGTCTTCTGACCACATATCAAAACCGTCTTTCATCTCATGCTTATCTATGACAGCTTTAACTTCTTGAGC